GCGCCACCATCATCCATACCTATAGGCTCAAACTGAAATCTTCTCCTATTTGCATTGCCTGCAGGTAGTGTTCGTGTAGATACTTGACTGCCTGGTCTTTTTTCTTGTTTTTGTAACAAGGCACCAAGGATACCTTTAAACCCACCAGTTAAAGCATTTTGTAAATCAGCTAAATCTTCGTTTTCGTATATTTCTGCTAGTATTCCTCTTAAACCTTGTGGCATAGTATTTAAAGTATCAAATATACTTGATATACCGCCACCGTTTGCGTATCTATGTATATTTCCTCCATGATACATACCCATAATACCTTCTTGTTGTTGTAATAACATTTGCAACAACATTTCTTCATCTACATCAGATAAAGAACGACCCTCTTCTCCTTTTGATGCCATCTCAGGTGTTTTCGCTTGTGTTCCTAAAATTTCTTGTATTTCTATAGGAATACCTGAATCTAAAGAAGGTGCAGTACCACTGCCAATCATAGCCTTTTGTTTAGGTGCTCGTTTACGTGCTATTTCATTAGTAACTAAGTTTCCCGCAATACCGACTAAAACTGGAATAAGAGGATTCATTTTTATTCTCCTTTTGACTGATTATATATCAAATAGTGTATATTATTAAAGGTTTTTCTTTACCTTTTACTTTTATCGGTTTTACTGATTTTAAGTTATATCCGCAATATTTTTCAGTTTCTTCGCCAATAAGTATGTTTACACCTGCTTCTTTTGTAGCTGATTCTAATCTAGCAGCAGTATTTACAGCGTCTCCGATAGCACTATAATCAAATCTAGTATCACTACCCATATTACCAATTACAGCTTCTCCTGTATTTACACCAACACCTATGGCTACTCCTATATCAGCTTTTTCTATATTTTCTTGTATTTCTTTAGCACATTCTACAGCAACTTGTTCGTGATGTGGTAAATCTAATGGTGCGTTAAATATAGCCATCATTGCATCACCAATATATTTATCAACCATACCATTGTATTTTTTAACTGCATCAGATTGTATAGTTAGTGCTTTATTCATAATTTCTGTAACTTGTTCTGGTTTTAGTTTTTCAGATAATGCAGTAAAGCCTCGTACGTCTGTAAATAAAAAAGTACAACGTCTTTTTTCTCCACCAAGTTTTAATAAATTTGGGTCTTTTTGTAAACGTTTTACTTGTCGTGGGTCTAAATAATGTTCGAACTGTTTTTTAATTTGTAAACGTAATTTATATTGTTCTCTAAATCTTAAATAAAAAGCTACGCTTCCTGATATAAATTGACTTATTAAAGACCAAGTTACGTCTATTAAAACACCTGTACCTATCGTATAAGCCCCGTATAAGCCCGTTAAACCCATAGTTATTAAACCTAGAACTACCCCCCAAGTTATTCCTAAATAGCTTATAAAAGCCCACACGAGCCCTACAGATACTAAAAATATAAATAATTCTACAGATAAAGCATAATCAGGTATATATGGGCTATCTTGTATTAATATGGATTCTGCAAGTGCGGCTTGTATTTTATGTGGTTCAACTAATCCTATAGGTGTCGCTATTTGTGGCATTACACCATTAGCAGTAACACCAACAAAAACAAACTTACCATTTACATTCATTTCTTGTAAATCTGTTTCTTCTGTTTTTACCCATGATATCCATTTACGACCTAAACTATCTGTTTTAACTGGTGGTAATCCTCTTACAGCTATTTCTTGCACACCGTTATCATTAGTAGTAACTATATATGTGGGGGTATCTGTTAGTATTTTTAATACTTGCGTTCCAAATGAAGCCGACCAACCGTCAGGCGTTTTTAATAAGAGAGGGATTCTTCTGACAAGTTGGTCAACTTCTGTAGGTGCGATAGCAACGCCTTGTGGTATATCATCATACTTATTATAATTTTGTTTTATTCCTGAAGAAAGTATACCACCAACATCAGGTCCCCTAATAACAGTGCCTGTAGTTTTGGGGTACTCACCACTGCCATTTTCGAAAGTAGCTAAAACACTAGGAGCATAACCTAACGAACTAGCAAATCTTGCATCTCCTCCCATTCTATCTGCTTGTGGAAAAGATATAACCCAACCAACACCCATAGCTCCTGCACCTAATAATTCTATTTGTATATCAGCTAGACGCTCTCTTGGTAAAGGATAACCTCCTTCTCTTTCTACATCTTCTTCTGTTATGTTAAGTATTACAAAATTACCGCTAGGTTCTTGTTTTTTAATAAAAGCATCAAAAGTTTTTAATTTTAATATTTCTGTTGGTGTACTTTGGAATATAAAGGGTAACTATAGTTGTAATTTGTGTATCGGTGTCTTGTCCTATGAGGGTTCCTGATATATTAACACCAGTAGCTAAAGCTAATTGGTCTTCATCTTCTTCTATCGCTAAAGCGTCTAATACTTTTAATAAATCTTCTAAAAAATTTACATCTAAATAATTAATATCTAATTCTGTAAATTCTAAACTACTATCTTCTAAAAAATCTTCATTAAGATAATCAATGTCTAAATCATTAAAATCTAATAAGTTTACTGTTTTTGTGCTTGATGTTTCTTCTTGAACAACATCTTCTTCTTTTGGAGGAGAAACAATTAACATATTATCTATAATATCTAAAGATAAATCCAAAACCACAGGTTTACTGGGTGCGTTTTCAAAAACATCTACAGTAGTAGCTTGATAGGGTTTATTTAGTAGAACGCTACCTGTTGCTGTAACTACTTCTATCTCACCACTAGATAAACCGAAAGCGTCAGGAAGAAGTATAATTAATGAACGCCCTAATTCATCTACGGTTGCTGTAAAATCTGTTCCTCGTATAGCAATATTTGCAGTAGGTGTACTAAGTTTGATGTTTTGTTTATCTATACGATTAAGATTACCTGTTATAAATCTAGCTGTACCTAAAGCAAAGTTTAGAGACATTTTTGATTTACTGGGGTCTGGGTCATAGATATATTCATCTATGAGTAGTTGTGAGTGTTCTGTAAGTCTTACAGTCGATTCATCTAAAAATGTTATAGCCATACGACCGTTAGTCGTTATAGCTTCATCATTACTACGTATCGGAAAATCTAAATTAGCGTCGTAAGGTTTATCTCTTACAATCTGTGCAGAACCATTTAGTTCAGATATATCTCCAATATCAACAGCTTGTACTTGTTCCGCCGTCGTTTTGAATGACGCAAACAGTACCATTGTTACCGTTAGATAGAATCTTGAGCCAATCATTATCTAATGTACTCGATTGTGTAATATTAAATGTTCTTGAATTACCTGTTTGGTCTAAATAAAAATAACCACCTGCATAACCAGAGCCTGTAAAATTAACTGTGTTACTATCACCGTCTACATCTACATAACTTGTTCCACCATCATAATTTATATCGAAATCAAAAGTGTTGCCGTCACCTTGAATTATCCAATCTAAATCTAATGTTGCAGCTAATGCACTCGTTCCATGGTCTAATGTGAAAGTATTAGAACTACCAGTAACGTCTACGTTGTAATTAGAACTGTCAATACCATAAGTGTTAGTAGGGTCACCTTGTATTGTAAAAGTATTACTATCACCGTCAAACTCAAAAAATCCTGTTATAGAATCACCTAGGATATCACCTAGAAATTTATTACTATCACCTATCTGATTAATATCTAATGTCATAGTAATACCGTCTAAATCTAACGCAGTAAGTGTGCCTGCAACAGAATTTAGTCCACCTATAATATTACCAGAGCCTAGCTGTTCTAAATCAATATTTGCTGTAGCACCTGATTGGTCAACATATATTTCATTGTCAGCCCCGTATATTAGCGATGCACTCGTCATCACAATCAGGCTCATCAATTTTAATAGTTTCATTTTTTTCCTCCCAAAAACCTCTATCATACCCTATTTTGACGATTTGCAAAACAGCCTCCTCTATCGCACGTTGTAAAGCTAAAGTAGTTGGTTCATTCTCTGCGTCTCCCATTTCTATTTCTACTAATTCTGTGCCTGCTTCTATAAATCTAAAAACATCTTGGGATTGACCATAACTGTATACTTGTTTACTAACTAAAACATCTATCAAAACTTCGCCAGTAGCAATAGATACCATACGTAATGCAACAGTAATATTATCTACTCTGTATTGTTTACTTGTTCCTATACCTAAATATCTAGCACCAATACCTCCACTTTTTATATTTGTGTCATAACCAAGAACAGCTCCCTCCATCAAAACACCTGCAAAAAGCAAAGGCATAATAGGTTTAGGTCCATCAGTTTTTTCGTTTTGCTCTCTCGCTGAACGTATAAGTTGTCTTTCTTTTGTAAGATTATCAAGTCCAACTCTTTCAGCTACTCTGAAAAACTTACCATCAGACGTATGTTTTAAACTTCTAATAAGTAGATGACTTG